TGCATCAACTATAGGCTTATTGTTAAAGATAGCGTTTACCTAAGATGTCCACAAAAATTGGTTTGCAGGGAGAACTTATAGCAAGTTCTATCTTGTTAAGCTATGGAATTGATAATGACTTGGTTAGCAAAGATATGTATGACATTGTTGCATGGTTTGACCAAAAACCAATGAGAGTGCAAGTAAAAGCAACAAAAAAACCTTTTGAAGAAGATAGTTTAAAATCAAGAAGATATAATTTTCAAACAGGTTATGGCAGCAATAAAAAACCTTATCTTGATAACCAAATTGATTTTTTAATTTTAGTTGCATTAGATAAAAGAATTGCACACTTTATGATGCCACACACTAATAAAACAAAAAAAATATATCAACATCAAATGACTATTGAAAATGAACAAAACACCTTTAATATGATAAAAGATAAACTATTTGGCAAATGTTTGTGCAGTTAGGATAAATTATGGCAAAAGACCCAAGATTAAAAAGAGCAGGAGTTTCCGGTTTTAATAAACCTAAAAGAACACCAAGCCATAAAACAAAAAGTCATGTTGTTGTTGCTAAAGAAGGTGACAAAATAAAAACAATTCGTTTTGGTCAACAGGGCGTAAGTGGTGCAGGTAAAAATCCTAAAACAGCAAAACAAAAAGCAAGACGAAAAAGTTTTAAAGCAAGACATGGTAAAAATATTGCCAAAGGTAAAATGTCAGCAGCTTACTGGTCATCAAGAACCAAATGGTAGGAATTATAAATGGCTAAATTAACAAAAAGACAACTTGATACATTAAAAAGACATAGCAAACATCATACAAGTAAACACATGACACTTATGAAAAAATTAATGAGAGATGGACATACTTTTACTGCTTCACATAAAAAAGCAATGAAAAAAGTTGGTAAATAAGGAGGACTAAATGTCATTATATAGAAACATAAATAAAAGAAAAAAAGCTGGAACAAGTCGTTCTAAGAAAAAGTCAACCATATCTGCAAAGGCTTATGCAAATATGAAAGCTGGTTTTCCAAATAGCAAAAAAAATAAAGCCAAAAGAAAACGTAAATCTAAAAAATAAAGGAGAAAGATATGCCTTATGGTACAGGTTATTATGGTTCTAAAAAAAGTAAAACTTCTAAAAAGAAAACTATGAAAAAGATGGGTTCTAAAAAGAAAAAGAAAAAATGATTAGTCTATTAGGTAGTTTACTAGGCTTTGGTACTTCTTTCTTGCCAAGCGTCTTAGGTTTCTTTGAAAAGAAAGCTAAATTTAAACAAGACTTACTTATGCTTGAGGCAAAGGCAAAATATGCCGAACAAATGTCTAAGTATAAAATACAAGAGTTAGATGCAGAAGCCGATATAGCTGAAGCAAAAGCTATTTATGCTCATGCCGAGCAACTTTCCAAAAACAATTCCTCTAAATTCATTGGTGCATTACAGGCATCAGTACGCCCAGTTATTACTTATTTATTGTTCTCTGTGTTTGCTTTTGTTAAAGTTACACAGGTTTACATAGCCATACAGCAAGGTGACGACCCATTAGAAGGTGTAATAGCTGCATGGGATATTGAAACGCAAAGTATGTTTTCGGCAATTATTGCATTTTGGTTCGGTAATCGTATGTTAAAGAGAAATGGATCATAAAGTATTTTGCAAATTAATAGTAAAAACTGGAACATCAAAAACAGAATTAATGCAAAACTGTGGTGTTTCTAAAATAGCTATAAATGGAATGATTAAAGGAACAGCACTCATACCTGATAGCGTTCAACATTATCTTGTAAATAAACTTAACGCATGATATTATTCTTTCTACAAATATAGGTAATAAAATGAAGAATATTATAATGGCAGTTTTTGTTTTAGCACTCATAACAGGTTGTGCTAGTTCTAACATTGGTATTAATGCTAATGTACCAGAAAGCCAAAAAGTAAAAATATTAATTGAGACTGAACCAAAGTCTGAATAATGCAAGTACCACAGGTATGTCACTTGAAACAGTGTTTAACTGACGCTGAGATAAATACAATATTGCAAGCAGTAAAAAAGATACCTTCACAAGATGGAGGTCTTACAGGTGGCGATAATAAAGCGTATAGAAATGTTGACGTAAAGGCTTTTGAGGCTAACGACAAAGAGTTAGAATTTGTTGCTAGTTTTATTGCTGAATTTACGGAGACTGTTAATGACACTTACTGGGGATTTGACATTAAAGGTTTTGCCGAGCCGCTACAATTTCTTACCTATGGAGTAGGTGGTAAATATGACAGTCACATGGATATTAACTGGCAAAATTTAAAGACAATGCGACCTAATAGAAAAATTACAACTATTATACAGTTAAGTGATACAGAAGATTACAAGGGTGGCGATCTTAAATTAGATGTTGATAATGAAGATGATTTTGTCATACCAAGAGATAAAGGTGATATAGTTTGTTTTCCTAGTTTTCTGATGCACAAAGTTTATCCTCTTACATCAGGTACTAGACATTCTATTGTGTCTTGGTTGTCAGGCGACTCTTGGAAATAATTATCCCTTACAATTCTCATAAACAGATTGATACTTACTAATTAATTCTGGTTCTCTTATTTGTATTTCTCGTATGCCATGAATAACACTTGTATGATCTTTGTCATACTTATTGCCAATCTCAACTAAACTTAATATTGAGTTTGTTTTTAATAAATTAAATATTAACCATCTAGCTATCGACAGTTCTTTTACCCTTCTGCGTGATATTAAATCAATAGACGATACATTAAAATCATCACATATCTTTTCTATCGTCTTATCTAAACAATCTTTATTTCTTAATTTGTTCATTTTCGTAAATAGCCCTATCTATATAGAATTTAGCTTTTTTTAAATCTTGTTCAAAGTTTCCTTTTTTAGTACATCTCCATACATATTTACTTGCATTACCAAGACAATAAGCAATAAAACCTTTTACTCCTAACATAGCTCGTATGGAGTCTAAAGCCTCTAACTTATCGCCTTGATAATGTGGAGGGTTGTTTACTAAATCTTCTTCCATTTAAAACGGAATGTCGTCATTTGGCTCAACGCTTGACGGAGTAGCATCTTGCACTTCATTTGTTCCGTGCATTTTAAGTGAATTAACTTTTACCCTTATCGTAGCGTTAGCATCACCATCTTTTTTAACATAAGCGTTAATACCAGATAATTCACCAAATATGGTTACTGGTTTACCTTTTGTTAAAAAGCTAGATAGACTTTCACCTAACTTACCCCATAAAGCACAATCATTATAAACAACTGTCTCTTTATTAATATTAGAAGCAACTGTAAAATTTAATACAGATGTTTCTCCAACTTTTTTTAATTCTGGGTCGTTGGCAAGATTACCAGTAGTATTATATGAGTTCATATTTTTCTCCTTTTGTTGTTAAACTCTTTCATTTAATTCAGTTATTTTACTTGCATAAATTTTTCTTACATAATCAGCATGATTAGAATTACTTATCTTTGTTGCATTATTTTTTCCCCAAACCTCTAACTCATCTAAAGTCTGTAAATTATCAATAGCAAATTTATATCCTTCTTTTTCCATGTTATCAGCATGATTATCTTCATCAACATAATCTTCTTTTGGCTGCTCTGGTATTGTTTCATGTGAAACATCATCAGATGGTAAATCTTCGCCTTTATATATAAACAAGCCATAACCAAACATACCTAAACATTTAACAAGACCTCGCTGAAAAGCGGTATTAATTTGAAAAGCATTGGGTTGTGGAATAGGTTTGTTTTTATAATCTAATATGGGAAACTCCTCTGTAAGAGTTCTGCCTTCTATAGTAATAGAGACTGACACAAAACCATCTATATCACTTAATTTTTTAGTAAAAGTAACATCTGGATAAGCTCTACTTACATGATCCCAAGCAGTAGCCCATGATATATAATTAAACTGACCTTTTTTTTCTATATCTTTTTTATTAATTTTTATGGTGTTTAATGTTTCAAACACTGTGTTTTTAGTCATCTTTATCTCCATCTTTTATTTTTGTCATAGTTCTCATGTGGTCATCTTCCCCAACAGCTTTCCACTTACCACCCCAATCTCTTTCCATTCTTCTTTCTTTTTCACGCCAATGTTTTTCCCAAGAAAACTCACCATATTTATCTAGTAATTGTTGTATAACAACGTGAAATTTTTTATCCTTGTTCATCTGGTTTCCTGTACCAACTTTTAGTTTCTTGGCAATACCATGAGTTTTCATATCTCTTTGGTCTATGACTATATTTTTTACCTTTAGCGTTCTTTCTGCCATCTATTAATTTTTTTGCCAACTTTGTCTCCATTAAATTATAATTTCTTTCCCAAATTTTTGATTTAACATTAATTGCCATTACACTTCCTCAACTTCTGCTGTCATAGGCATATGTAAAATAATATGTTTTGCTTTCATTGGTGGCATATCCCAATAATCTTCTTTTGCCATTTCTAATGCTTGCTCTGGCTTCCATGCTGTAAATTTTTTTTGAATTGTAATAGTTTGGTTTATAGTCACGTTATATTTTTTTGGTTTAATTACTTTAGCCATAATTCTTTTGCCTTATCTTCTAGTTCCTTACCTAAGTTCCAATAGAAATCACCTTCAAAATCAGGTGTATCTAAAACACTTATAGGATCGTCTATCATTAATAATGACTGTCTTGTTTTAGCTTTTTTAATCATAGCTTTAGAATATCTTTCCATATTCTCAAAAGACATATCTTCACAATTTTCAGGGTGAAATACTTTAGCTTTGTTTTTATTGCCAACAATAATAATAGGATAATATTCTCTATTCATAGCTTCCCAGTACACAGTAATTTGCTCTAAATATGTTATACGAGGCGAGACAGGAATAGAGGCAACGGAAAACCCTCTATTCCCATCTTTTTTTACAGCACCTAATCTTGGTTGGAGCGTCTTGTACTCTATTATAGTTTTTGGATTATTAACTAACATATCGGCATATCCAATAATAGGTACAACCAATCCTTTCGGTTGCCATAAAATTTGTTGTTCAAAATTACCTTCTAAAAACGTCTTGTGTTTTGTTTCTTTATAATCATCTCCACGTCTTTCTTTTAATACATTAATAGTAGCATCAAGCATATTTTGTGCAGTAAAAGGTGCGTGTTCTTTGCAGCCAATCATTTTAATTTTATCGTTCTCATTAACAGGCATATGATTATCAATTACATTACCTATTTCATCAAAGATTAAATCTATTGTTTCTTGGTCATACTCAAAACTGTTAGGATTTACATTTTGTAAAGATAAATCTAGTGCATCATGTATTGCAGTTCCTGATGTAGCTGGTACACCAAATTCTATTTTTTTTCTTTCTTCAGATGTAAGTTTAACATATTTAAACCACCATAAATTTAATGGTATGTTTAACTGCGAGGCAGAAAAATGTTTTATATCATGTTGTTCTAATTTATCTTTAAGTTCCATTTTATTCCTTTTCCCCATTATACCGATTTATTCACATAGGTCAATAATATATATTAATAAAGTTAATTTGCATTTTTTGTTGACAGGTATATATCAATTTTTATGGAAACTTATTTACATTTAACAACAGCAAGCGTCATCATTATCTGTCTAAGCAAGATATTCTAAATCTTCATTGACAGACTCTGACTCGTTAGTTCTCTTACGTCTAGTGCCGCAACTAATCGACAAATCAATAGACACAAGATTAACATTGTTGTCGTTAATATAGTGAAAGAACATTATACAAATAGCACTCGTAACGTTTAGTAATATGTTCTTCCACTCGTTTTTATTACCAGTAAAAACAAGTCCTCCCTGTTATAGTGAGGACTATTTTTTTGATTTTATTAAATAAAAAAAGCTAGATTTTACGATTTTTTTGTGGTTGCCGAACTATGTCAAAATTGTGTTAGTTACCTAATAATGGGTTGCGGCTATTATCATTAGCCTTTTCTAGTTTCGATACCTTTTCTTCAAGTATGGCTATCTTTGTTTCTAGTGGCGAGACATCAACAGATGTTATTTCAACAGCTTCTAAATTATCTAAACGATTATTTATTTCACTTGTAGCTACTGCAAAACTCCAAAAGCCTCCACCAACAGCACCGATTACACCAATTACTGTTAAATACTTTTGTAGATTATCTATTAAATTTTTCATTAGTATCTCCTAAATAAATCTAAATTCTGACTGCTCACCATTTTATTCATTGCAATAGATGAGGCTTCTGTCATTGATATATGTGCATTAATATTATCACTTAAAACAACATTTGTATATATTTCATAAGGTTCG